TTACAAGTATTAATGTGCAAATATTAGCAGATAATAATATAGTATATCCTGTAATATTAACAGATAAAAGCTATATTAAAAAAACAAGTGTAAATGACAAGATTAAAATTCAATATACAATTAATTTAGAGTACGCTAACAAAATAAGAACTAATAGCTAATGAATGTAAGATTAGTAGCATATCGTAGAGAATTATCAACAGATGACACTTATGACGTTAAAGAGTATGAGTTAGATTTGAAGAAAGATCCTAATATAGTCGTTAACTATAATTGGTTAGATCTAAAAAATCCTGATAAAAGGAAATCTAGTTTTAGTCAAACATTGAAATTACCCTTTTCAAATAAAAATAATGAATTTTTTGAGAATTGGTTTGATGTTAACTTGACAACTTTAGTTTATAATACTAAGAAAAAATTCGAAGCTATAATTTATATAGATAGTGTTCAACAATTAAAAGGTTTTATAGAATTAAAGTCAATCTATTTAAATTCTAGATTATATGAAGTAGCTATATTTGGAGATACAGCTAACTTTTTTACTGACATAAAAGATAATAGATTAAAAGACGCTTTTAGAACACAAGATACTACAAATCCTAACCTATACATAGAAGATAATCAATTAGACCATAAATTAACATTAGGTAATATTTACAATAGTTGGAAAGATGGATTAACTACTGTAGGTGGAACTCAAACAGATGACATTATATATCCTATTATAGATTGGGGTCATACACAAACTCCATATTCTGATTCTATGTTTTGGGATCCAGCAGATATATGGGCAGTCAATGACGAAGAAGGAGGAGATCTTAATAATGCTTTAAGTAATTATGGGATGGTAATAGGATCAGACTTAAAACCAGCTATAAGACTACAAAGACTATTTCATATTATAGCTCAAAAAGCTGGTTACCAAATTAGAAGTTCTTTCATGGGTATTAATGATACATCAGGAACTCCTATTTCAGATACAGGATGGTTTAGTAGATTATTTATGACATTATCTACAGAACATGAGAGAGTACAATCTATATTTAACACAAGTGATGGATCAGAAGCTCCTTTTGTTGGTTTCGAAGCTAATATGAGTTCCCCAACAAATTCAGATGTCCAGATAAGTGGTTGGTCAGGAGGTGCTACATCAGGAACATATACTCAATTAATTGTTGATAATGAGGTTTACGATCCTAATAATTTATATAATCCTAGTGTGCTTGATTGGGGTATAGAAGGTATTTATGCAAACACTCCGTCTATTCAAATGCCTTTTACAGACGCTGAAGGATCCTTATTACCACAAGGAAACTTTATAGTAAAAACAACAATATCAGTAACTTTACCATTAACAAATACAACAGGTGGTTCTTTTGGTGAAGATTTAGTATGTATATTAAGATGGGTAAGTCAATCTAATGGTTATACAATTAATGAAGAAGGTAATTATGTTAGTAACCCTATCTATGGAGCGTTTACGCAAGCAATACCAGCAGGTGAAACAGTTGAACTCGAGTTCCTTCAACTTTTACCAAACAATCCTGGTGAAATATTCTATTTGAGACATCAGTATTGGTGGTCAGGTTTTAATGCTGCAGGAACTTATGTTAATATAACTGTTAATTCATGTACTATAGAAACTATGCAAACAGGTGTAACAACATTAATGGGAGGAGGGATGAATGGAGAAGTACAAATGTATCACAATATGCCTGATATAACACAATCAGACTTTGTTAAAGATCTTATTAATAGATTTAACTTAATACTAAGTACTGATCCAGATAATGAAAGACTATTATTAATAGAACCTTATCAAGATTATATAAATAATGGAACTACATTATATTGGACAGATAAACTAGACACATCTAAAGAGCAAGTTATAAAGACCACTAATCAATTACAATTTAAACACTTAAAATTCACAGACTTAAAAGATGAGGATATATTAAATCAAAGATATTTTGATCAACACAATAGAATTTATGGTGAATATAACGAGTATAAAAGAAACGAATTTGCTGGTAAAGAATTTCAAAACTTTAGCGTAATGTCGCCATTTATAGCACAAGGAATAGGTCATTATGGTTATAACGAAAGTACTGGATTACCTGGAATATATGGAGCTTCTCCTGTAAATAATGTTGCTGTTTCTTACTGTTTTAGAGCTAAGTTAGGGGAAGAAGCTAAACCAATGTCTAATTCAAAGCCTAAGTTATTTTATTATAGTGGAAGTACAGTTCAAGTAACAGGTACAAATACAATAACTGGTAATGCTTATAACTTTCATTTATTATCTCCTCAATATATGACATCCTATGATGCTTATGCTGTACCTAATAATGAATTTCCTCTATGTTTACAATACAATTTAGATACATTAGGTAGTGTATCATCAACTACAAAAATATTAAATTGGACTTATTATACACCTAATTTTAATTCAGGATTTACATTCAATGTTTTTGGAGATGTATATAGTACTCATGGATACTATGAAGATTATTGGGCTCAGTATATAAATGAGTTATACTCTGATGAAGCTAGGATGATGGATTGCTATTTAAATTTAGATACTCAAGATATAAGACTATTTACAGAGAAAGGTTTTCAAAATACATATTATATTAAAAATACTTTATGGAGAGTAATAAACATTCAAAACCATTTAGTAGGAGGTAATAAATCCACAAGAGTAACCTTATTAAAAGTTGTAGATAAGTTAACTAACGAATGTGGAGCAATACCATCTATTACAGCAAGTGGATTAATAACTTGGACTGATTCATCTACAGGTGCAGCTACAACGATTAGTAATTCTTGTTGTGAAGAACAGAATTCAGATTGGACATTTGTTCAAACAAACGCAACAACAGGAGTTGGAGATTGTTATGCTAGTGATAGTATAACAGGAGGGGTTACTGAGGTTCCTACTGGAACTCCTGGTAATGGAGATATGTTACCTATGCCTTCATTATTAAATTTAGAATCAGCTTTCGTAATAAACAATTCTATTGGTAATGCTAATACTTTTACTTTTTACTTACAAGCAACAACACTAGATGCATCAACATCATATAACTTTAGTCTAATGGGTAGTGTAACTAATGTAATGATGTTCCCAATAGGAACAATGAGTATGATTAAAGTATATTTAATGGGTAGCATTATGTCAGGAACTAATACGGGTAAAGTAGGTTACTTCGAAGCTGATACATTAATGGTAAATGGTAATAGAGCAGATATGTACGTAGGTGTGTCAGGAGGGACTATAACAAAATCAAACAAGGACTCAGCTTTTACAAGTCCTACTTTAGATCTAACTGATACATATAAGAAAAGATGGACTCCAAAAATAGTAGGAGGAGCAGTAGAGATGGTAAATTGGGTAGCTAAAGTAGAAATTATTAGACAACCTATAGGAGATGATGAGGCTGGATTACCAATAAAAGCTTTATATCAAAATTCAGCAGGTATATTATTTGAAAACTTATATAATTTAGAATGGAACTAAACATTAAAAAATATGGACAAATGATACCTTTAGTATTAAAGGTTATTACAAACAACGAATTAGAAGATCATGAACTAGACTTTGTGTATGGACAAGAAGAGTATACTAAAGATCTCACAAAAGTAAAGAAACAATTCAAAAGACAATTAAAAAAGACATTTAGAAAATGGCAGTAGGTAAGAAATTTTTAGACTTAATATTTAGAGTAGATACGAAAGAAGCATCTAAGAATGTAGATGGTTTAGGTAAAGGATTAAAATCAGTTGGTAAAAGTGGTAAAATTGCTTCAGGAGGATTAAAGATGATGAGTGGAGGATTCAAAGCTATTGGTGTTGCCATAAAAGCTGCTGGTATTGGTTTATTTATTGGGTTATTATCACAATTAACAGGTATGTTTCAAAGTAATCAAAAGGTTGCTGATACCTTTAGTAGAATAATGTTAAAGTTAAAACCTGTATTCGATGCAGTAGGAGATGTTATAGCTTTTGTAGCAGGTGTATTAGAGGGCTTAATAGATATGTTTAGTAGTGCTGTAGGTTGGTTGGGTAGTCTTATAGGTGTTACAGATAGTGCTGCACAATCTACTACTAATATGGCTAATGAAATAGTTAAGCTTAGAAATGAGGTAAAATTAATGAATGCTGAGTTAGCTTTAACTCAATTAGAATATCAAAAAGAAGCTGAAGTACAAAGACAATTAAGAGACGATACATCAAAATCTATTGATGAAAGAATAGCTGCTAATGAAAAGTTAGGACAAATATTAGAAGAGCAATTCCAAGAAGAAAGGAGAATGGCAGAGATGGGATTAGAGTTAGCTCAGAAAGAATTAGTAATGGATGAAGATAATATTGATCTACAAGTTGCTGTAATAGAAGCTAAGACAAAATTAGCTGAAATAGATGAAAGACTTACAGGCCAAAGATCAGAACAGTTAACAAACTTAAACTCATTAGAACAAGAAAGATCTGATAAAGCTGCAGAAAGATCAAAAGCAATAAAAGAAGAATTAGAAGCTGAGAAAAAGGCTTATGAAGATATAAGAAA